GGACAGCTAAAAACACAATGGCATTGGCTCGTTTTGGAGCAACACAAGGTGGATGGATTTACTTATACATTGGCCCGCAGGGAAATGCTGACATTAATGTTGGCACAACAACCATTGGTCGCGCATTAATTGCTACTAGGACAAACAATGCTACTATAGGTGCAAATACTTTTGTCAATACTCAAATTCTTGCAGCCGGTTCAACCACTTTGCCTCCGTTGCGGTTTCAGACTGGCTCATTGCTAACTAGCCTACAAGCAGGTGCTGTGGAATGGGATGGAAGCACAATGTACCTTACCAATAGTGGTAGCACTCGCAATGCCTTATTTTACCAATCAGGTGGTGCATTTACTGGGCAGGTTTCATTTAAGACATTTTCAGAAACAGGAGCAAATCCATCAGTATCCGCAGGAAGTCTTTACTTAGATCTTTCTACTGGCTCTGATTTTGTTGTTTCGTTAAATCAGAATATTACATCATTTACTTTAGCGAATATTCCAACATTAAATGCCGTATCAAGCTTTACGCTTGAGTTAGTGCAGGATAGCACTGGAGGAAGAACTGTTGCTTGGTCATTTGCAGGAAAAACCCTTAAATGGGCCAATGCAGTTCCCCCAACTCAAACATTAACTGCCAACAAGTCAGACGTATACACATTCAGAAGCCGTGATTATGGATCTACGTATTATGGATTTGTTAAAGGACAGAACTTTTAAGTAATTTTATGAAAACACTACTTGCACGACTACAAGAACCTTCGACATACGCTGGATTATCCGCACTGCTAGCTATGGCTGGCGTTCAGATTCCTGACGCTAAATACCAAGCTATCATTCATGCTGTTGCCGCTATTGCTGGTGCTGTAGCAATGTTCCTTGGAGAAAAACCAAGTGCTCCCACTCCTCCTACAGGCTCTTAATTCGTGGTTGCAGTTGCGAGTTATCTCGGCACACTGGGAGTTGACTCGTGAAATAGAACAATACTGCGATGCCACAGAGAATGCCATATTGGAAGCTAGGAGCGTTGGGAACGATGCTCTTGCTGACAGGTTGCTCCAGCGTTTCACACGTGCCTCAGGCATCGTTATTCCCCCCATCGGGAGTGCTGCACCTACAGCAGGGGCAAACATACCAAGCACAAAGCTCTGAGACTTGGCACTCAGCGGCTAGGTATCAAGCACTTGAATTGCAGTTGATAGATGCGGTATCAGCCCTTAAACACGCTCAAAATAAATGAACAATCATATTGACGACATTTTAAGCGTGGGATACGTCAATGGAGTTGCAGTTGCTATTTCTGTAAGTGAATTCGAAGCAGGAGTCCGAATTTTCTCGTTACTTTTAGCAACTGCATACACAGCATACAAGTTTTATAAAGCCATCAAAACCAAATGATAGCACCACATCCAAGTGAATCTCCTGAGGACTTCTTAGAAAGAGTTGTAATTGGACTTGGAGAACACTTTGATGTAATTCAGCTATTTGCTCAGACTGAAAACCCTGAATTTACTGATACTTTTAATGCAGGTAAGGGAAACATTTTAGCACGCCAAAAACAGATTGAGAATTGGTTGGAAATGGGTGGAGGAGAGGATCTTGAGGAGCAAGAAGAAGACGCTCATCAAGAAGAAGACAAGGACGACGAATAAATCGTTATGGCGAATATTACTCGCAAGTGGAAACGATGGATGGCTGTAGGGTGTTCTCATGGGCATCTTGCAGATCAAGCGTTATTGCGTCAGGTTCTTGAGTTTAAAAAAAGGTTTAACCCTGAGCTTACCATACATTTAGGTGATGCTATAGACTTAGCGTGTCTTCGCGGCGGTGCTGCCGGATCATCCGATGAAGCTTGCGATCCTGAAGGTGATTTGAACGATGGCTTATCGTTTCTCTCGCAGCTCCACCCGCAGGTTTATCTGCTCGGCAATCACGAGGCGCGGCTAACGCACCTGATGTCCAGTCCCAAGGCGATTGTTTCTGCGCTCGCGTGCAGGGTTTATCAACAGATTCAAGACCGCGCTAAAGAGCTAAAGTGCAAGGTCATAGATTATGATTTCCAGAGCGGCTGGTATCCGTTTGGCGACTGTCTAGCTGGACATGGTTACATGATTAACGAAGCTGCTGTGCGCGATCATGCTGAAGCCATTTGCACAGGTGAGCACAATAAGGTGCTGATCGCTCACCTACACCGAGTCACACAGGCAGAAGGGCGCAATAGGGCGCATCCAACAGGGTACTGTGTGGGGTGGCTGGGAGACCAGTCATTAGCCACGTACGCAGCCCAGCGTAGGGCTACAACTTCTTGGTCACGAGGCTTTGCTTGGGGAGAATACTGTCACAACGAAACACAAATATGGCTAGCAAAAGAAACACGATCACAGACGTTCCGGCTTCCGGTATGAGTTGGTTAACAGCTTTGGCAAATGAACTTGCCGTTGGCTTTCCTCCAGAAGGAGAAGGATGGGCTACAATGACGCAAATTCGCGAACAAACAGGGCGAGATCATCAGTGCATTAGAAAGATTCTAAAACAACGCAATGCTGAAGTTCGCAAGTTCAAAGCTATTGCATCTGATGGCAAGAGCGTTATAACATCACACTACAAGATCTCCTAATGAGTAACGATTTTCAAAAAGCTTTAGACTTTGTGCTTAAGCATGAAGTTGAGTTTGAAAAAGGACACTACGGTGACATGAGCTTTGTTCGCACCGAGCGAGACCCAAACGACCCAGGCAGCACTACCCGTTACGGGATTGACCAACGCTCTCACAACGTAGACATCGACAAGCTTACACTGGAGCAAGCAACTGAGATTTACCGCAAGGACTACTGGGAAAAAGGCAAATGCACAGAATTGCCTTGGCCCATTTCGCTGGCGCACTTTGATGGTTGTGTTAATGTTGGCATTAGCAGAGCCACAAAGATCCTTCAAACAGCCGTAGCAGTTAATGCTGATGGTATATTTGGCTTACAAACCAAACAAGCAACAGATGATGCATGTAAGGTTAATGGAGCAAAAGCAGTAGCAGAAAAGATTTGTGACATACGTAGAGCTTTTTACAATAATTTGTGCCTTAATAAGCCAAACATGAAGCGATACCAAACTGGTTGGTTTGCTAGATGCAGTGACTTAAAAGCAACTTTAGAACAAGTGAGTTAACGACCCCAATTTATGAGCAAACTAATGATCGCCTTAGGTGGCATGGGCCCGATGCCAAAAACAAAGTCCTGTCCTGACTGCGGAATGCCACTGGAAAGCAATGGCTGCTGTTCTGAGTGTGGCTACGGAGAAGAGCCAATGGACGAAGAAGATGAGCAAGCTGAAACTCAAGCCATGCTTGATCTTCGTGATGCACTTCAGACTGCATTAAAGTTGGTTGATCGCATGATTACCAACAACTACGATTAATGCCAGCACGGGTATTAACTGAGGTTGACAACAACTTCATTGGGTTTAACTCACGACTAGACCCAAGTAATCTTCAGCCTGGATTTGCTCAAGCCTCGTTCAATATGAGGCTACAGCGAGGAACGGCCCAACCACGTAAGGGCACCAAGCGACTCACCGACAGTACGCTTAATGTCAAGACGATGGTTGGTTCTGGATATTACGTTGATACTAATGGGCAAGATAACATTGTATTAGTGTTTACGGATGGTATTAGCGTCTATAACACGGAAACAAATGCCACTCCTGTATTCCATAGTTTCCCAGCGGAAAGCGGCTACACTCGCGGAATAGCTGCCGGAGGAGAAGTGGACGTTGTTCAAGCACTGGACAAGCTGTATATCTTTCGGGGTAAGGAAACTAATCCTCGATATGGCACTGGAGGAGCATCTACAACTTGTGCGCTAAACCTCACTCACGCATCTGTTGCGGCTGGAGCAACCGTGACAGTTACTGCAACATGGGTTAATGGATACTCAACAACATATTCTGTTGGTGATGAGATTACAATTTTCAACATCACTGACAGCCAACACGTATCATTTAATAATACGTTTATTGTAACTTCAGTTACAGGTGCTGCATCATTTCAGTATTCATACACAAATAACACTGGCTCAACAATTACAACATCAGGACAGCCATATTATGCGTGTGTTGTTAAAGTTAAGCCTCCATTGATATGGAGTGGTGGAGTAGGCGCATTGACTGTTGCCAAGCAAACATCAATTAACAATAACGTACAAACTCAAGCTGGATACACTCCAGAATTTGGATCAATTCCTCCATCTGATTTTGGTTTCTACTTTCAAAACAGATTAGTTTGCAACATATCAAAAACTGAAATTGTTGTTGGTGATATTTTAAATGAAAACTTTGATTTTACGCTTAATAACTTTATTATCAATCAAGGTGGTAATGATCGTATTGTTGGAGTATTACCGTGGATTGAGAATCAATTCTTGGTGTTCATGTCCAAGTCGATCTATGTTGCTTACGTAGATCCACGATTTGACCCTGCCGCTCCTGATCAAAGTCAGATCACAGTTGTCACTACACAAGTAGGATGCCTAGCTCGCCGCAGCATTGTCTCTGCTGGTCAGTTTGTCTATTTCTTGTCAGGCAAGGGAGTTCACATGATCACTCCGGCCCTTGACTTGAAACTTATTGGCAACA